CTTGCTGGCGGCCATGTGTGTGGCTCCTGTGTGCGGTAGGTGGTGACCTATTCGCACGGTAGAGCCGGGCCGGGCACTCCTTGCAGAAGCAGGGCGTGGCGTGAGTACCTAACTAGGTACAGAGCGACGGCGGATTTCGCACGACTTCACGACGTGCTTGGCCGTCTTGCGGCACGCGGGGCATCGCAGATAGCGAGTACAGACGCCGCCTCTGTCCACCGACGCATACACGCCGTAGCGTGCCGCCCGGCACTCGCACACATCACCCGACTTGACGGCCATGCTGCCTCAAAAACCTGCGAATCTTCTTTTCGGTCTTCGCGTCCCGTCGAAGTGCCGGCAGCTTCAGCGCCGGTCGGTGCGATTGTAGAAACCGCTCATAGCTGCGAACCGCCACGCCCGTAGTGGCCTGCTCATACGCTGGCGTCAGGACTGGGCTAACGTCATAGACGCCCTCCACCTCATGAACGCTGCGGATTGCCGTGCCGTCTTCGTCTTTGTCCCACGACTCCTGGCCAATGACGAAAGCGAAACTTGAGCCCCACACGTCACCTCGAGCGATGAGCGTGGAAAGATCCCGGCCCAACTGCGTGTCAGGCACCTCAACGCTGTACCGCATGCCCTCGTCATCGGTGTCCACGGTCAGCGTGCCGCTGCGAGTTGAGCCCAGCACGTAGTTGGGGTCATGGTTCCACAGAGCCACCACGGGGTGCGACTGCTCTTTGAGAGCGCGGGTAAACGCCCCCGGCATGATCTGCTCGCGGAACGTGCCCAGCATCGTGCTGCGTACGTTGTACTTGGCCGCATAGCCACCGATATACGCCTTGCCGGCTTCTCGGGTTTCCATCGTCAGCGGCAGGGCAACGCAGCGGCGTTCAATGTTGTCCATGTGGCTCACTTCTTCTTGCGTGGTTTGCGAGAGCGTGGCATCGGGCCAGCGGGCTTGACGGCCCCCTCTGCCGGCGTCGTGCCGTTCAACAGATCGTCCGTGTACGACTGGGGCAGGTTGTCGGCCGGGGCAGCCCCGCCCGCGTTGCCTACGCTGGCATCTGCCGCGATGCCCTGCATCGTGGTCAGATTCATTTGCATGTACCGCTGATCGCCCTCTGGGCCAATCGGGTTCATGTTCAGAACCTCGCGGCACTCGTTGACGCTGTAGATGCCGGTGGTAAGCATCGTTTGCAGCCATGCGCCTTGGGCGGCTAGGTCGCCACGCAGCAGGCCACGGGTATCGAACTCAGCGAAGTACACCTCGTCCTGCGTCACCAAGTCGCGGGTGATGGCGGATTCCCAACGGCGGAACCACGGCAACAACGTCTGCTGCACCAAGTCGATAGCGGCCTGCTCCTGGCTCGCGTATCCAACCTTGGTTTTGTCCTGCACATACGACGGGTCAACGCGGTACGCACGGCATATCTCCACCGTCTGATACGCCCGCGTCTCAAGGAACTGGCTTGCCTCGTTAGACGCCTGCACGTCCTTCCAATGCACGCCCTGCGGCAGCACAGCCGTTCTATGAGCCCGGTCAGCGCCCCTGTGAATTCTCTCAAACTGCTCACGCAGCCGCTCGGCAGTTTCAACCGTTATCGGGTTGTCGCTTTCCATCAGCCCTGACAGCCGGCAGGCGTTGCCGAAGTACGAGCCGCCGTGAGCTTCAAGGGCCTGGGCCAGGGCGATAGCGTCACGCGAGAGCGTGATGGGCAGCATTCCAGTCACGCCGTCTTGGCTCAGCCACCGCAGGTGGAAAATCTGATCCTGCCGGTAGTAAGACTCGGTGCCGTTCTGCTCGCGGTAGCAATAACGCAGCGTGCCGTCCTCCAGCTGCTTCACCGTCATGCGTGACGGGTGCAGCGGCCAGAGCTCGGTGACAGCCCCGGCGGAACCGCTGCGGATCTCGGCGTAGGCATTGCCGTACAGCAGGCAGTGAGCCGTCAGCATTTCGCGGAACTCAAACGACGTTTGCCAGCCGTTTGGGGCTTGGCTCAAAATCCGATACAGCGGCAGATCGCGGGCACGCTCTTTGCCGCCCTCTTGCAGCCGCCGATACAGGTGCAGCGGAATCGTGGCCACGTTCTCGGCAATCAGCCGCACGCAGGCCAGTACCGCTGAGCACATCAGCGCCGTTTCTGGCGTGATGCGAACCCCGGCCGGGCCTCGAGCAGGTGACTCACTCCACCCGTCGCCGTACGAGCCACGCAGATCAATGATGCGATACGACTTCTCGGGCGTCTCGGCGTTGGCGATCATATCGTGTGGATTTCCCAAGGTTGCTCAGGGGCCGGCGCAGTTGCTTGTTGCCACAACCCAATAGCCATGACGAGCGAAACGATGCCGTCAATGCGTTCCGTTGACTTGGCTTTGCTCGGTTTGATGTTTCCTGCCGCGCTGTCCTGTTGAATCGCTACGTTGGAAGCCTGCCACGACAGCACTGGATGCCCGCCGTGAATCAGCCTGCCGGCCACGCACAAGTTTTCAAGTTGCTTCGAAGGCGCGGATAAAGATCCGTAACCCTGTCGAAAGTCTCGCATGGGCAGGCCATCTCCTTGCAGTTGTTGCCCAAGTTGAGCGCTATTCCACGGATCTAGCCCGCAAGCTTTCAAACGGTACTTGCTGGCTATGGCGTTGATGTCCGCCCGCACTTTGTCAAAGTCCGTGACGTTGCCATCAGTCATCGTCAGATAGCCCTGCCGCTGCCAGGTCAGATAAGGCACCTTATCCCGACGCTCTCGCTGGTGGGCGTTGTCGCTCGGGATCCAGAAGTGCGGCTCTATCCAAAACGTGCCATCGTCCAACGGGAACAGCAGCACCAGGGCCGTGGTGTCAAACGTCGTGGCCAAGTCCAGGCCGGCCCAGCACTCACGGCCAGCGAGATCCACAGGGCAAGGCTTGTCGCCCTGCGCCCAGTGATCCATCCGCAGCCACCTCGTGCTCTGCTCTGTCCACTGGTTTAGATACAGCTGCCGGAAAGTGTTCTCATACGTCGGCATCTCAACCGCTCGAGCACATTCGCTGCGGAGGAAATCAAGACGCACCGAAACGCCCAGGTTGGGATTAGCAGATGCCCAAGTGCTTTCTAGCTTCCAGTCCGCAGCAGGCTCTGCCGCCCATATCATCGGCAGAAACGTATCGTCTTTGACGGCCCCGGCTGCCACAGCCTCTGCGTATTTCCAGATTTCCCAGCAGACGCTTTTTCGGTCATAGCCTGCGGTAGTCAAAGCCACCGTCAGCGGGTTGCGTCTAGCCCCCTGCCCAGACAACATGACTTCCCACATTTCCCGATTGCTCACGTGGAGCTCATCAAAAACCACGGCATGAGGCGAAAGCCCGTGCTGCAATCCAGCCTCAGCGGAAAGTGACTTGTAGGTAGCGTGCGTTGACTCTCGGACGATTGCGTTTCTGTACACCTTCAGCTGTGCCGACAGTGTTGGCGACTGCTCAACCGCGATCTTTGCGGTATCGAAGACCAACCTAGCCTGATCCCTTGAGGCTGCGCACGAATAGACTTCCGCACCCGGCTCAGGCTCTAGTAGGCATCGCAAGGCTATTCCCGCAGCAAGCGTGCTCTTCCCATTTTTGCGAGGCAACGCCAGCAGGCTGGTACGCACCTTCCTGCGGTTATTCTCTTCAGCAAACAAAGCTCGCACGTAGTTACGCTGCCACGGCTGAAGCAGAAACGGCTTGCCGCCGAGCTCGCCCTTGGCGTGCGTCAAGTGCTTCTCAAAGAACCGCACTGCGATGCACGAGGCACAAACCTTGCACGGCTTTTCAGCCGAACATGAGCCGGTCTTCTTCGTCTGCTTGCGGGCCATTCTCAGCCGCCGAGACGCGGGCCAGCGCCGAGGCCGTCAGGCCGAACTCGGCCGCGAACTTCAGCATCTGGTTTCTCGCGTCTCGTTTGCGGTTCCACGCAGGGTGATTACTTACCCTACCTTTATCGTCCATGAACGTGGCCCCGTTGGCCTTGAGCTCACGATCTGCCTCAATCATGTCAGCCAATGAATCGCAGTAGGCAGCCAGCGTTTGCTGATGCCTGGGGCTCATCACCCTAGACGCCTCAAGCATGGGCACGATTCGCTCCCATTCTTCGCGGGCGAGATCCGATAGCCAGTGCGGAGCCAGCGGAACTCCTGGCGGCGCGTCAATTCCGGTGGAGTGCGGCCCACGGATTCTTGCGCCACGGATTTTCAAAAGCGGCTTCGGCGTTGGCTTTCGGCCCCGGCCCATTGCAAACTCCCAATTTCTGCCACACGCACGCAGAGA